CACGGTGCTTGCATCGTCCATTCTGGTCCTAAGTATAGGAGTTGTTGTCTTGCCTATTCGCTGGAGGAATGAGTATCACGGGTCGGGTTTCTTCGGAGATTCGACTCAATATGATACTCACACGGGTTTGCCGATCGAAGACAGTGTAGTTCAGACCGGTGGCCCGTACTTTCCAAACATTACCCACTTTTGGGATGTGGTTGGAGAGCACTTCGGCGATTTCGGAGCAGAGTTGGATCACCCATTGTACGTCGAGCGTTTGACGTCCGATGACTCTCCAACTATCCACGCTGAATTCTTCGGCGAGGATGTGCGCACGGTGATTAAGGGTTGGATTCCTGAACCACTTCGTGCACAGCTAGAGTTCCTCCAGATTCGTGAGGATTGGGACGAGGAAGTCTACGCAGACCCTGACTTTTGGGAAAACGTAGGCGACCTTGATGGTCCCTGGCCAAGCTTTTTGGAACACTTGGATCTCTCTAGCCTGCTCGTCCCTGTGAATACCCTGCTATCGCGCACCTCTCCGTCGAAACCTTCGACGGATGTGCCGAGCTTTTTGTGGGAAGGACTCAGGGGCATGCCGGATCTCGTCCGCGTTAGAGGTAATTCCCTTCTTGGTGCCGCTGGAAGTACAAATCTCCAGTGGCAGTTTGGATGGAAACCCTTGATCGCGGATTTGAAAAACTTGATCGACTTCGGGACTCAAGTCAGCAAGAAGCTGGCGATCATCCAGAAGCTGATCAGGGGCATGTACAAGACAAAGAGCCGAGTAGAAAAGGTATCTGATAGTTCGGAGGAGACTATCCCCTTCGGATTTGACGAGTTCCCGTTCTCGTTAGACGAGCCAGAAATAGTAAAGCTGACTCGTACGACAACCCTTGATCGCTGGGGGTCTGTAACTTACAGACTTACGGCGAGTGAGGTGGAATCGTTCAGACGCTACTCAGCTGAGGAGCAGAACTGGCTATCCATACAGGCAGCCTACGGGCTGCATGCGGGTAATCCAGCAGCTCTTTGGGAAGTTATCCCCTGGAGCTGGCTTGTCGATTGGTTTGTCCCGGTTCAGGACCTCCTTGACAGATATAACAATCTCATACCTGTTGAGGTGGCGAACTTGAACTTAATGACCACGACAAAGACTCTCTGCACCTTCGAAAACGTTGGCACCGGTTTGTTTGCCGGTGTTGCGTCTCCGCTAACCATCTTGCGAACTACTCTAGAACGAAATGTCCTAGCGCCAGACGGTTCTCTTCCTATCGTTGCTCCCGGTCGTCCAATCTTGGATCTCCGGAAACTCGGTATCCTGTCTTCATTGCGTGCTCAGCGACGTCGCTGATTGGTCACGTTGACAGGACTTAGGAGGTAGCATGCTTGGTTCCTCGATCGCAACTTCTGATGTGAGCGGTATTAGCGTTCCGGATCTTCCGGACGCGGTCGCTCATATCATTACCCTTCAGCTGCAAAACCAGGATAACTTTGGTTCGCAGTATGGCCTTCGCGGCACGCTGAACGACTACAAGCTGCTCATACGAAACTCGTATGAGTCGCCCAAAGCTGGTCAGCCTCGGATCTCTCGGCACAATGCCGAGTTTCAAATGATCACACGGCCCACAATCGTATCTGGTGTTGTTACACCTGCGATCCCGTATATTGCGGGGGTTACCGTGCGCCTTCCTGAGACAGGAACGGCCGCCGTTATGGCTACTGTTGCTCTGAACCTCTTCTATCTACTTGGTGCTGGCTCTTTTACCACCGCCAAGCTGACGAAGATGATGAATTTCGAGTCATAGTGGCTCGTTGTTTGTCCAGAGCTAGGGGCTCTTAACCTCTCTACTTAAGAGGGGCCAGAGTTCCGCGTGACCTGTGTTTGTTTCCACAGGCGACGCGGGTTGCGCGGCCTGGGAGGGCGCTTCGCCCTCCCAGGTTATATGAGGCCAAGTGTGCCGTAGATTCAGCTACCCCCAAAAGTGGAGGCCCTGAATGAAAAACTACGACATATTCCTCCAAGGTGTTCTCTGCGCGATATTAGATGATGTTGCGCAGTGGTATCCTGAAGGTGCTACTGAATGGAAGCGAGCGCAAGCCCGTCTCCGTTCTCTAGTGAAGACACGGGGCGTACGGTTTCTGACCGTAGACCTCGTAGCCGCCGGCAAACACTTTGATCGGTGTTTGGAGGTTGGCGCCTATATCCCTAGTAAGCTGCCTGGTCAGGCGGCTCGCAAAGGCCTAGCAGTCCCTAGACTATTCGAGGGGTTGCTGGTTAGGGTCTTTAGTAGACATAGTGGTAAGCTTAGGCGCAATGTCGATATATGCGCTATCTCCTTCGTTAGGCAGCTTTACTTCGCTGCTAAGAAGATAAAGATGGAGGCACCAGAACATGCAACATTTAACACCGTTGCTGAGTTCTTCGACATTGAGAAGGCGCAGAGAACCCCCTCCCTTTCTTGGAGTAAGGATTCTTTGTTTGATGATGGGCCTATTCTGCAGTTACATATTGCAGATGGGTTGCCAGAATCAACAGA